TTTCATTTATTTCATCACTTACAAATGATGACATTATATATTAAATGTACATTTTATTTAATATATAAATTTATTTCTATCACATTACCAAGTTTTCTTGTATCCAACTTCTTATTTTTTCATTGATTGGCACCATAAAATACTGTAATGCTACCAAATACGAGTCCACCACTTGTTGGGAGTTTTTATTTTCTTCCATCAATAACATCATATTGTATACCACTCGTATCATTTTATCGTCGTATATGTCTATTATATTTTTAAACACTTTGTCCATATTGACGGCATCATCTGATTTGTCTTTAAACAATTCCGAATTATCTAAATCAAGTACATTTTTATATAAGGATAATGTTTGTAGTATAGAACGCTCGTCACATTTTTTATACGTTTCTATCAATCTATTTAAACCTATAATCGCCTTTTCCAGTATAAAATTAAATATCTTGTGGTCTTGCGTTTTATACCATATATAGTATCGGCGTATTGCATGAAATAAATAATGTATATCCTGCTTTTTATCGTTTTTCCACCATCTAACTATACCTTGAATATATGATGGTTTATGTAGTGTCAGCAAGTTTTCATCAACACTCAATTTGGTACCTATTTCACAATAAGAAAGCAAACTTAACATTATCATGACCTGCAACGGTTCCAGTATCATATCTGCTTTTTCTTTTACATTTGAACTCATTATTTCCATTATATACTCTACGTGATAAACATTTAATATATTTATAGATTACTTTAAGATAAATTTAAAAGTTTTATGTTATGCTATTCTATATGAATAAAAAAATAACAAATATAGAATGTGATTATATATACAAATATGTAGTGATAGGAGAGGCCGGAGTAGGAAAGACCTCAATAGTAAGACAATATGTATACAATGATTATGGTGATAATTACAACACAACTATTGGAGTAGATTTTTCTTGTAAAACTATGACGGTTCAAGACAAAATTATTCGTATTCAAATATGGGACACCGCTGGACAAGAATCATTTCGTTCCATTATCAATACGTATTATAAAAACGCAATTGGTGTTATTATTGTAGTGGATGACAATACTCCAAGTCAATTAGAGAATATTAAATATTGGAAAAATGAATACTATAAAAAACAAAAAAATACAAATCCGACTGTATTTTTCATGGTAATTCTTAATAAAATAGACCAATTTGATAAAAATGAAAGACATGATTTAATACACGATTACTGTGACGATAATAACATTTTATTTTACGGAACCAGTGCGAAATCGGGATGTAACATAAACGAATGCTTTCGAAATTTTACAAACAATATACACGAAAAAACAAAAGATATGCCCCATAAAGTAAATGGTATAAAAAAATACAATAACATTATTGATCTACATCACCCACACCAATATCGATACAATTGCTGTAATATTGTTTAAATAACTTAATATTTTTCGGTGGTTTGTATTGTAAATGTCCAATCGCTGTTGTTTAAATTAATAATATGCCCATATTTACTTAACAATTTAACCTTAAATTTCCTTAAGGTAACTGGTCCAAAATACTCTCTTTCGCCAGTAACATTAAAATCAGAATCTTTTATTATAAGTTTGGCATTAAACTCGTAATCTACCAATAATTTAACCAATAAATCAGCAGTAGTAGGTGCCCCATATCTATCAACACTAATACCATTCATAGCCGATTTAAGTTGGTCTACAGTATACAACTGTTTTTGTGTTAATTTACTTCTATCGTCGGGATTTTGAGGAACATTACCACAAGTAGATGGGTCAGGCAAACAATTGTCTGGAAAACTAGCGCCACTACAGTCTTGGTCCATAGTATGTTTGTTGTAGTAGTTTGGCAATCTATATATATTTGTCTGTTTAACATTGGTTATTAAATCTTGATTTGGTTTGTTATTCACGAAATCATCCAGCGAAATAAACAAATAATCAAACCCTTTTAAGTTTAATAATCCAGAACCTGTAATAGAATTACCGCCCCCAATTAAGTTGCTTCTACCACGAAATCCCAACAACCAACCCAAGTTATAATCCATTTTTTGCCCTTCTGCATAACCACACTGTACATCGTTCATAGGATAATACCAATTTATAAGCATATCGCTTACAGCGTTATTGGTAACTGTTATTTTCCCATTAATATCATTATACGAAAACACTATCGACAAGGGCAAATTTGTTGCCGACGCATTTAAAGCAACTATTAATTGACTGCTGTTATATTTCCCGTCATCAATAGTAAGGGTGTGATGGACTCCATTATATGATATATCTACATAATTTGTACCATAATCACTACTAAATACATACCAATTAATAGGAATAGAAACATTTACAAGTTTTATTTTGGTTACGTTGTTTACAGGACGCGATAAATCAACCGTATAGTCCGATGCGTTGTCAGTCAAGTTATTTGAATTTTCCTGTGTAATTGAATCACATCCAGCAACTGACACAGGGTCTAACATTGGTCTAAACTGACTATCAAAACTAATTAATCGTTTCAGTGTTGTTATGTTTGTGCTATTTGTTCCGTTAATAGTCCCGGGAGTTTGTATAACAGTGTCTGGCGCTACCTTTTTAATTAAATCATGAATTTCTGATATGGATTCTACGTCTTGTTCTGCTTGTTTTTCTACCAATGTTTCTGTAAATAAATCTTTTTCATCCAATAACTTACTTTGAACGTTTAAAAAAAACTTAATAAATTTTGGTTGTCCTACAAATGTTTCTACCATACCTTCTACTGCTTCTATGATTTCTGCCTTCGTCAATGGGGTTTTATATTGTAATTTCAATATATGAACCAGGTCTTCCATACTATAATTATTAACATCAAAATCTGTATTATCACTACTCATCTTATTATATAAATAATACATATTTATTTAATAACTAATCGCGCTACAATTTATTAATCTATTAATTAAACTTTGTTACTATTGTTTAAAATGATTCTCTTATCAAAATTGTCGAGTAACTGTAATACACTTTTTAAGAACTCTTTGTTTTTTTTTCTACCCAAACATATGTGTGCTCTGCCTCCATTTTGCTTAAGAGGGTCATGGCATATCTTACATCGATTTGGAAATGATATTTTTACTTTGGAATCTTTTCGTTGACATACGTGCCCTCGTTTCAATAATCCACATTTCAAACATCGTTGGGGTATTGGTTTGCGGTTTGGATCAAACGTCATTATGCGTTCATACGATAACTTGCTTAACCCATCCCCTCTTTTAAAATGTCGAGGACCAGAACACAATAAATTTTCCAATCCTTTAATAGTTTCTTGATTTTTTTCATTTATCATCAACTCTTCCCTACTTAAGTATTTTGTACCTTTGTATACAAACCAATTAAACATCTCATTAGTGTATATTCTAGAACGCCATTCTGGTGTTGTCATACATTTTATTTTACCAATGCCATAAATATGTGGGGGCGACTGTTTGGTATTTTTACTACATCGTATGTCTAGTGTATATATTTCATTTAAACAATCGAAATCTCTCATTGATATTTCGCGGTCAAACCCATACACGCATCCTTTGTGCTGTTTTCTGTATTTCCATTCTTGATTTTCACCATATGTTTCATCTGTAAACCGGGCGACGCCTATTTGTTTCATGTTTAATAACTTAATAGTTCAACCGATTAATCAATATATTTATTTCAATTTTTCCCCCTTTTTATTTTTCATATTTTATTTCTTATTTTAATATTACCAACTAAATCAAACAATTTGGTAGTAATTTTATCTCCATTGGATGACAACAATAAATCAAATTGTTGAAGAGGGTTTATATTATAAATATCAATCATATCATTATTGTTTTTATAATAATATGAATAATCATCGACCTTTTGAGTTAATGATTGTGTTAAGGTATCTAAAATTTCTGAATTGCGTTTTACAAACTTTAATCCTTTTGTTTGTTCATGCGTTTTTTTAAGTTGCATCTGCATAATCATTACCGATGGTAAATATTCATAATCATTTACTTTTAAAAATTCCTTCATATGTTTTGAATAACAAGTCAATGGAGACCCATACGATTCTGCTAATTTATGTAATTTTTCATAATATTTAGGTTTGATTTTTAATATATCAAAGCAATAATGTTGTAACGCACAAGAAATAAGTAATGCTGTATGGTGGTCTTTTTCCATTTGTGATTTTAATGCCAAGTTACAGTAAAATCCATAATTCATTTTGATTTGTTGATAAGTACATAGTTTGGAATCTTTGATTAAAATAAGCATAATTATGTTTATAATAGCATTATCGATTAAACCGGGAATAACATCGTTCTCATTTTTTAAATAATGATACATTGATTTTGCTGATTTCCGCATATTCTTTTTTGTCATATTTAATTCTATGTCGTAATTCGTTGTCCACATATTTAATAATAATTGTTTTACTTTTCCATAACATTTAATACTTCCTTCTATACATTTTGCTTCAACCCGTTTGTTTAGTGCTATGTTAAATAATGTTAAACCATCATCAGATAGTTTTCTAGTTCTCATTTGTATTGTGATATGTATTAATTACAAGTATTGATTTTATATAAAAATAAAGAAATCATAATATTTGCAAAATAATATTATAAGTATTTTACTTTTAATTATAATATTATATAAATGTCGTTTGAATATATTTGTTTAGGGGTAGTTGGTTCGTATTATTGTTGTCATTGTTACATATTTATCAAAACTTTCATAGACGAACATTTCGATTATTTAAAAAAAGAAAATACGACAATTCAAATAGAAGCAGAACATCTACTACATGAAACAAGAATAAGTATTCATGAAAACAATGTCATATCCCTCCCCGATGCAAATATACAAACTCAACAAATGGAACTGTCTATAACCGATAAAATGAGACAATCAAGATATCGTCCATCACAATCATTTATTAGCATGAATGAAAGTAATATGTTGGATGTGTTATACGAGTAACTAACATACTAAATACCAAAATATTCTTTAACACTTTTCTCCGTTATATCGGTGGGGAAGTTTGGGAGACAATTGACATTGGGAATAAAATCAAAGATATATCGTTCCAAGTATCGCATACGATATCGTGTGGCATCAAACCAATCCATTACACATTCAAGGTTTAAAAACCGATTCAAGACCTCCATTTCTTTTTCTGTATAGTCCGCTAAAACATAATTGTCACGGTTGGATATACCATATTCTCCTTCTTTATCAAAATAACAATACCCTTTCATTTTATGTGCCAATACCAATTTCTTTATTCCATAAAAAACACAAGGAATGTTAGAGTATTCTATTACCAAAAAGGGAGAGAT